GTGACTTTGTTAATGATGCCCGTAATGAGGTTGAGAATGCTTGGAACTGGTCTTCCTTGCGTACAACTCTTACATTAAACACTACAGCTGATGTGTTTAACTATGAGATGAATGGCAGCAAGAACAATTTCAATGTCATTGATGTGTTGAATGATACAACCAACATGTTTATGGCTTATAAGAGTGGTCAAGAGTTTGACAAGCTGTTCTTAGCCCAAGAGCCTACCTCCAAGGGAGCTCCAATCTATTACAACTGGAACGGTGTGTCTGCTGATGGTGATGCTCAGGTTGACATCTACCCAATCCCTGATGGTGCTTACACTATTCGCTTTAACGTGTTGTTGAGAAACACAGACTTAGTGGGTGATGGTGATGTAATGGCTATTCCTTCACGTCCTGTTGTGTTGTTAGCTTTTGCTAAGGCAGTAGAAGAGCGTGGTGAAGACGGTGGTAACAGCAGTCAATATGCTTTCGGCACAGGCATGAGAGCCTTGGCTGATGAAATTGCATATGATGCTGCTAGACGCCCTGAAGACACTATTTGGTATCCAGTATGAGCAAAGAACTTAAATCTGCATCAGTAGGCGCTCCCGGCTTCTTTGGACTAAACACCCAAAGCTCGGGGGCTTTGTTGTCTGACGGATTTGCTCTTGTTGCTAACAACTGTGTCATTGATAAATATGGACGCTTAGGGGCTCGTAAGGGCTGGGCTATGCGTACCACTGGTGGAAGCACTCCTTTGGCTGGTGCTGCCATTAAGAGCTTGTTTGAATATGTTAATGCTGATGGTACTATTGATTATATCAGTGGTGGTAACAACAAGCTGTTTAGAAACGGTGTTGCTGGTGCACTAACTGATGTCACTCCTGCTGCATATACAGCTACAGCTAATAACTGGCAGATGGTGTCTTTGTTAGACCATTGCCTCATTGTACAGAAGAGCCATGAACCAATTGTCTTTACAAGAGAAACAGGAAGCTTGTCTGTTGCTAAGCTGGTTAGCCATGTTGGGCATGGCGGTGCTTCCTTTAGTAGCCCCGTCTTTGGTACAGGTACAGATAATGGCCCTAACTGCGCCTTGGCTGCATATGGCAGATTTTGGGTTGCAGGAACAAACAATAACAAAACCACCCTCTATTGGTCAACAGACATAGCTGATGCACACTTTCCTACATTTAATACAGGGTCAGGAAGAAGCTCTGGTAGCATTAATATGTCTGCTAAGCTTCCTAACAACGTTGACGAAATTGTAGGCATTGCTGCCCATAACGGCTACATCTTGGTGTTCTTTAAGCAGAACATTGTTATGTTACGTGGTAATGATGATAATTTCTCTGATCCTTCTACAATGTATGTAGCAGATGTGTTGCCCGGTGTGGGCTGCATCTCTAGAGACTCCATTCAAAAGACAGGCAACGATGTGTTGTTCTTGTCTGCTTCTGGTGTTAGAAGCTTAGGTCGTACTGTTCAAGAGAAGAGTATGCCTATGAGAGACTTGACAGCTAATGTCCGTGATGATGTGTTTTCATACATTGAAGCCACTAACATGGATGAGGTGAGAAGCTGTTATTCAGAGAAGTATGCCTTCTATCTGCTTAGCTTTCCTTCCACAGCCTCTCCTGCTGTCTATTGCATTGACTTGAGAAAGCCTCTGGAAGATGGATCAGCTCGTATCACTTCTTGGCTAGGCTATCAGGGCTATGCCTTGTTGTCATGCAGAAGCGGTGTGTTGTATGTTGGTAAGACTAACGGCATTGGTGAATACTTTGGTTATCAAGACAACGGTGTTAAATACACCTTCACCTATTACACCAACCATTTCAACTTTGAACAGCCTACAACCAACAAGATTGCCAAGAACTTAGGCATTGTGCTTATTGGTGGCGGCGGACAGCGTATGGTGGCTAAGCTTGGCTTTGACTTCTCTAACACATACAACTCCTACCCCATTGTCATCTCTTCAGGCCAATATGCTGAATACAACATTGCTGAATATAACATAGCTGAATACAGCTCTGGTGTGTTCATTGAGAATGCTAAGACAGCTGTTGGTGGGGCAGGTAAGACAATACAAATTGGATTTGAAGCAGAAGTGAATGGTGCTCCTTTGAGCATTCAAAAGCTTGATGTCTTCGTTAAAACTGGTAAGAATTATTAAGGAGACACAAATTGTCTGATTACACAAAACTCACATCGTTTGACACCAAGGACGCCTTATCAACAGGTGATCCATTGAAGCGTGTCAAGGGAACAGAGCTGGATGATGAATTTGATGCCATTGCTACAGCCGTTGCTACTAAGGCTAACAGTGCTTCTCCTGCCTTTACGGGCACTCCTACAGGCCCAACAGCTACAGCATTAACCAGCACTACACAGCTGGCTACAACAGCTTTTGTTCAGACAGCTCTTCAGGTGTTGTATCCAGTAGGAACCATCTACACCAACATTGCTGTCAGTACAAACCCTGCCACCTTGTTTGGCTTCGGCACATGGGTTGCCATTACAGGGCGTGTTGTTGTTGGTCTAGATAGTGGTGATGCCTCCTTTGACACTGTTGGTGAAACAGGCGGTAGTAAAGATGCTATTGTTGTAAGCCATACTCATACAGCGACAGACTCCGGACACACTCACGGCGTTCCAACATATTCTGGCTGGGTGAACGGTGGAAACATTGACGGACGTGCTGATGGTGGTTACTATAGAGATGTGGCAACAACTACAGGAACTGCAAACATCTCTGTCTCAACAACAGGCTCATCTGGCACTAATGCTAACTTACCTCCATACGTAGTGGCCTATGTTTGGAAGAGGGTTTCGTGAAGTCAGTTGTTTGTAAGTTTTGTAATAAAGACTTTGAAGCAACTAGAAGTGATGCTATCAGATGTCCTGCTTGTCGAGAAGAATATTTAAAAGAATATCGGCGAAAAGATGAAACAAAGCTAAGGCGTCGAGGCCAGACAAGAAAACTTAGGGAGCAGGCACTAAACGGTTACGGTCACAAATGTGCTTGTTGTGGTGAAACCAGATTTGAATTTTTAGCAATAGATCACGTCAATGGTGGCGGTAGGAAAGAAAGAGAAACAATGTCTCCTAGTCAAATAGCAAAAAAAGCAATTAACGAAGACTTTCCGCCAATGTACCAACTATTGTGCCATAACTGTAATTGTGCTAAAGGCTGGTATGGGATTTGTCCACATCAAACCGAAAAGCGTACAGCGTAATATGCAAGACATTCTTAAAGACATTAATGCAAAGTAAGGAATAAATATATGGGACTCTCTTTAAGTTCATTAGGCGCTATAGCAGGAGGTTTCTCTGGTATTCCCGGAGGTTCCATCATTGGCGGAACTATTGGTGGTATGCTTGATGGTAACGACACAAGCGGCTTAAGCGCCTATGGGCAACAAAACCAAGCAGCAGCACAGGCAGCGGCTGATGCAGCTAAGTTTAAGCCCTACAGCCTTACAACAGGCTTTGGTAAGAGCTTCTTTGACACAGAGAAGCAAACAGCTGGTTATGACATTGACCCACGCTTAGCAGCCTTTAGAGATCAGCTCTATGGACAAGCAGAACAAGCTCTAGGACAACTAGGCAGCACCAACCCACAAGCTGAAGCACAGAAATATGTTGACCAACAGATGGGCTTGCTTGCTCCTACAAGACAAGCAGAAGATATGGCCTTGCGTCAGAAGATGCTTGGTGGTGGACGTATTGGCTTAGGCCTGTCTTCAGGCTATGTTGGTGGGGATGGACAAGGCTTGGTTAATCCAGACCAGTTTGGCTTGAACTTGGCACGTGAGAGAGCTAATGCTGAGATTGGTGCAGCTGGTACAGCCTATGGACAGAACATGATTGACAAGCTAATTTCTCGTGGTACAGGCCTGTTCACCTCTGGTGCTGGTATTGAACAGCTCGGTATGTCTCCATTAACTATGGGTGCTGACTTAGGAAAAGCTGGTGTTGCTTCTGGCAATGCTCAAGGTCAAGCGTTGTTGTCAGGCGGTCAAGCAGCTGCTAATGCTAACTTGGCTTCTTCTTCGGGTACGCAGGCTTATAATCAAGAGTTACAGAAACAGCTTTCTGGTCTTGATTACACAAAGGCTAAGAAGTATTTCAGTGGTTTGTTTACTTCTGAACCAGAACAACTTGGTGGAACCAATTATTAAGGAAACAACATGGCAAGCGATGTTTTAACACTATTCAACATGCCTTCTTCCAGAGAAGTTGGTCAAACCTATATGAATGAGGGCATGATTAGTCCTACTCAATTAGGTAGTCAAGGGTTGCTTCAACAAGCTGTTTCATTACAGGGCAATAGAGGCGCTATGGCGGGCTATGGCGTTGGTAGACTACTAGGTGGTCAAGCCCCTCAAGAAGCCCGTGCTAGAGGCATTGAAGAGGCTATGGCTAAGGTGCAAGGCTTAGGCTTACAAGACGATTCAGAAATGTATGCTGCCCTGTCTCAAGAACTGGCAACCAGAGGACTAACTCAAGATGCTTTACAAGCACGTCAAGCTGCTATGAAGGCAAGAGAAAGTTCCAGTAAAATCAACTTACAAGAGAAGCAGGCTCAAAAGGCAGCTGCTTTTGAAAAGAACCAATCAGATACAGCAGCACAACGTTCATTAGTTGCTTCTGTTGAGACACGATTGGCTAATAATCAACCAGTATCCCCAGAAGAGCTTAATCAAGTTAAGTTTATTGCTATGGATAAGGGAAGAGGGAAGCAGTTTGTAGACGCTTCTGGCAATGTCATCACTATGCCCGGTATTGACTTCAACGAATTCCCTTCTGTATCTGCTGCCATTAAAGGCGCTGGTACAAGTGGTGGCGCTCCTGTGGCTAAAGTTACAGAAACACCAGCCTCTAAAGCAGGTAAGGAAAAAGAAATTGAAACTATCAACACAGCCGTGACTGGTATTGATGATGGTTTAAATGCTATCCAAGCAATTAGAGACATCCGTGTTGGTTCTCTTTCTACAAACCCTTGGCTGGTGGATAAGCTTAAAGAGTTCCCATCTGCTGCCATGGCTCAAGATGATTTAATTAAAACAGTAACAGCTGGTAAGGTTATTGATACAATTAAGGAAATGAAATCTCAGTCAAAGACAGGTGCTACAGGCTTTGGTGCTTTGAACATAAAAGAACTGGATTTGCTTGAAGCTGCTGCTAGAAGACTCAACCCACGTAGTCCTACCTTTGAAAAAGACTTAGCTTATATTGAGCAACGTCTGGTGCAGGCTAAAGGTGTGCTACAAGACTCTCTTACAAAGAAAGCTGAGACACCTACACAACCTTCTTGGCAAAACCAAGCAGGAGTCGAAGGCCAAGCAGCCATCTTAAATCAAGAGCTACAGAAAGCCCGTGCTGCGGGTAACAAAGCTGATGAAGCTGGCCTATTGCGAGAGCTCGACAGGCTCAGCGGCGGGAAGCCAGCAGCTAAGTCAGCCTTGTCTTTTGAGCAAAAAGTACAGAAAACAATGCTTGCTAATCCCGGCGCTTCTCGTGCTAAAATAGAAGCACAGCTCAGAGCAGCTGGTCATCAATAAGGAGCATTATGGCAACTCGTCCACTTAGACGTGAAGAGGCTTTAAAGGCGATCAATGAAGAGCGCCTTGTCTATTCACGTTTGTTAAAACAAGCAGAAGCGGCTGGTGATAGGAACGCTTATCAACAATATTCTCAGAAGATTAGTGAACTAGATGCTAAGTCTAGATCAACAGGCGCTTTGGGAGAGTTTGGTAGTGGTGTTGCTTCTACAGCCATTGGTATGTTGACAGGCTTACCAGACATTGTAATCTCTGGTTACAACTCAGCTGCCCGTCCTACTACGCCTATTCCAACAGGTAGAGAACTAGCATTGAAGTTTGCGGGTATGCCTGCTGAGGCCACCTCAGAAGAAGGTTCTATGTTGTATGGAACTCCTGAAGTGGCAACAGCGGCTACTGGCTTAGCTCAGTTGGGCTATATGGGTGTTACAGGTCTCGCTTCTTTCCTTAAGAACCGTAAAGTCACAGCCCTTAAAGATAAGATTGGTAAGGAAGACTTCAATAGACTTGAAGACCTTATGGTGGCTGGACAACGTTCTAAGAATCCAGCTGTTGCAGCCCAGATTGAGGCTATTAGAAAAGACCCTAAGTATGCTGAGTTTTTCTTTGAATTTGATAAAGAAGCTACTAAACGTACAATGCAAGGCATGTCTCCACGTCCTTCTCGTTTAGATGAGCCCACAGCTGCTAAGAATGCAATGACAGCCTTGGAAGATAGGCTGTCAACAATGAAAGATGCACGTTCTAAGGCAGGTAATGATAACTTCGGTAGAGCTATTGAGCTAGGCGGTGATAGAGCCATTCTCAGTACAGACAACCTGTTAAAACAAGTTAGAACATTGAAACAAGAGTTTGGTAATCAGAATACACCCTCAGCCGAGGCAGCTATCCGTTGGTTGCAAAAGGTTGAAGATGATATTGTCCCTTCCTTTAATGTGCCTTCTAGAGCAGGTACTTCCTACACGTCTCCTACAACAACAAGAGATACACTAACTAATGCCCCTATTCCGGGCAAAGAAGTGACATACAACATTCCCGGTTCTGAGGCGTACACTGTTACACAAGCTCCTAGAAAGCTCACTGTCCAAGAGACACAGGCTAAGCTTAAAGAGTGGGGGAGGGCTTCTGCTGCTGAGGATAAAGTAGTTCCAGACTTGTCTTTAACAGATGAGAAGCGTATCAATTCCATCTTGTTTGGGGCTGTTAAGGATGATGTGGCTGCTTCTAAAGCAGTGGCTTCTGTCGCTGATAAAAAGGCTCTAGGGGCCTTAGAAAGCGCTAGAGAACAAACAAAGAGAGCCAGTGAAGCTTATTCAGATGCTGTCTCACAAGGCATTCCAGCCAAGTTTAAAGGCCGTCCAATCAATACAATTGACTTTGAAGAGTTGTCCACTGCTTATAAAGACCTCAACCCCGCACAGAGAAGAACTTTCCGTGAATGGGTAGGTGAGAATAAACAAGAAGCCCTCCAAGCTATCGACAAGAAGGTGTACGATGATTTTGTTAATAAACATTATGGCCCATTACCTAGCGGTGAACAGGGCATCAATCTAAAGAGCTTAGCTGAGGAGTGGAATAAGCTCAAACAAACTTCTCCTAATGACTTAGATGCCATTGCTGCTGCACTAGGAACCAATGTTACTGAGTTTGGTGGAAGAATGAACGATGCTTTAGCTTTCACTAGACGTATGCAGGTAGCAGGTGTAGCCTCTCCTGATAAGATTGCTTCTAAGGGCGCTGATATTGCTGAAAAAGCAGCAGGCGCTACTCTGGGCTATGGGGCTAACCAAGCCTTAAAGTTGGGTAGAGAGCTTATGGGTGTTTTTAATAAGGATGTTATTTCAACTGACTTGGCTGCTAAGGTGTTGTTCACTCCTCAAGGTAAGGACTTCCTGAAAACAGTTAACCTATCTTCTACGGATGCTACGAAGACGTTAGGTGCTTTGTCTGCACTTGAGAAGGCTACACCCCCTGCTAAGATAGCAAGCTATTACACACCCACTTCGTCTGTTGTAACTCCTGCTATTCCTGTAACACAGCAAGCAGAACCTGATGTTGTTTTACCTTCGTTTGATGAGCCTTCTCCTAATGGAATGCTTCCACAACAAGAGCAACAGCAAGGGACTGAGATTATCATTCCAGCTTTTGATTAACACCTAAGCAGACATAAGAAGGCCCCAATTAAGGGGCCTTTTTTATTCTAAATCGTAGAAGTCTCCGATGTAGATTGATATGAAGGGTAGCTTGATGATGACACCAGAATAGGCAACAAACTCATCTTCTCCTTCCTTCTCTCCTTCAACAATGTGACAGATGTCTTCATTGAATTCAATGTCAAGGCCAATGCCCTGTCTAAGCTTAATTACAATCATGTCATCTCCATATGCGGCATTGAACGAACCTGTGGGAACTTAGCACGGAAGGCTTCCTGTGTCATGTCCACTCCAACAACAACCTCAGAGAAGGGTTCCCCCTCCTTTGTAAGTCGTTCCTTGAGCATAACACAAGCTGGACAGTTTTCCTTGCTATAAACGATAATTGTTTCCATCTTTTCTCCTTAAGCGTGACAAGCTACACATTCACCAGAGCTGGCACTAACGCCTGCCTTGGTACGTACATAATATAAGCTCAAGATGTTAGCATCTTTGAAGGCATACTTATGAACAGCACTGATGTATTCCTCTGGATCATCAGCACCGAAGAACAAGTTGATTGACTGCCCTTGGCAGAGAAGACGCTGACGCTCTGAAGCTTGCTGCAACAAAGCATATTGATCAATCTCAAAGGCTGTCAAGAACACCTTCTTCTCTGCATCAGTAAGCCAGAACAAGTGTTGAACAGAGCCATCATGGCTAGCAATGTCTAACAACGTCTCACGGCTATACACACCTTCACGCTTCATAATCTCAAGCAGCTCAGGCACTACACGGATGGTTTCACCTCCTGCACCTTGTTGTACAAAGACATTACCAATGAAGGGTTCAATCCCTTGGGATACTCCACCCATGAGTTGGGAGGTTGACATTGTAGGTGCAACAGCCAATCGGTGAGTGTTTCGCAGCCCAAGTCCTTTACAGTATTCAGGTTCACCAAGAGTAGTTGCGAGGTATTGGCTTGCACGTTCAGAGTCCTTGTTAAGCTGTTTAAAGATGTCGATGTTAAGCTTACGAGCCTTGTAGTCATCAAAAGGAATCATTTCCTTATGCAACAATGAATGCCATCCCAACACACCTAAGCCCAATGCACGGCTCTTCTTGGTGCTTGCAATGGCCTTCTCAAAGCCTCGTTTCCCCTTAGCCATAGACAAGAACTCACTGGTCACACAGTCAAGGAACACAGTGGCTACAAACACAGCATCTGTATCTTTCCACTCACGGTATTTCTCTAGGTTCATAGAAGCCAAGATGCATGTGAATGTTTCTGTCTCTCCGCTATGTAACATAATCTCAGTGCATAGGTTAGAAGCCTTAACATCCAAACCATGCTGCTTATAGGCCTCTGGACGGGCCTCAGCCACCTTATCGGTGAAGAAGAAGTAGCCCTTACCTGTCAGCATCTTCAGCTTCAAAGCCTTCTGATAACGCTCTACAGCCTCTGGATGGCCTGAATCAAGAGCTTCCATAAACTCCTTGCTCACTGTCCAGCCTACGTTAGCATCATCTGGATTGTTCTTAACCCAATCAGCCAACTCATTGAAGTCTGGATGATCAATAGGCAAGTAACCAGCCCATGCACCTCTACGAGCAACACCCTGTGTCACTCGCTTCATAGCATCTACATACGTTTGAAAGACTGGCAATACTCCCGAAGCAGTACCACCAGTACCGATTTGGGAGCCTCGGGGTCTAATGTCTCCCAGATAGCCGCTAGTACCGAAGCCGTTTTTAGTAAGCACAGCTGTATCAAGAAGCTCGCCATAAAAGTCAGCAACGCTGTCACCAATATACTGCCCACTGCAAGCCACAGGCATCCCTTTAGCAGTGCCAAGGTTAGCCAACGTAGGCGTTGAAGGGCTAAGCCAGCCGTTCCATATAACTTCATAAAATTTACCTTTCCAATCTGTACCGTCTTTAGGGGCATGTTTAGCAGCTGTCTCTGCAATTTGTTCTGCACGATGTTTGAAGGAAGTGCTTCCCTCCATATAGCGTGTTTTAAACAATTGCCAAGCACCGGTGGTGTACCACTCAGGAAGAACTGCCTGCTGTTGCAGTCGTTTTCGTTCTGCGCTTAAAAACTCGTATTTGTTTTCAATGATAGGTGTACTCATGTTCTCGCAAATTCTCCGTGAAATTGTTTCGTTACTTCTTTAGCCACAGCTGTTGCTTCTTCAAGTGAAGGATAAGTTCGAGCAAAGACAAGTTTCTTGTCAGCCGTCACCCGCACAACCCATTTGTTGTAAGTATTACACCAAGAAACATTTTTGTATCCTGAAGTGTTCTTTCCATGTAGAGCATTATACATGTTTTGAGTTCTATTAGCCTCTCTAAGATTATCAAAAGAATTATTAGCTCTATCTCTGTCCTTATGGTCTAAAAACTCTTCAGGCCATTTACCAGTATTGAGCCACCATACAATATGATGAACTCGAATCCTTTTTCCAAGTACACTGACAAGTCTATAGCCGCCATCGTTTAACCACCCAGCTATTCGATTTTCTCTGCTATCCCATAGATCTTTACCTTTACATACAAACCGAGATCTAATCTCTTGTTCATGCCTTTCTTCAACTACCATACAAAACCTTTCTCGTTCCATTTTCTGTGATATTGATTGCCAACCTTGGCAAAGAAGTCATGGATAGTAGAAGTGCTAATACCCAAGTAGAACCACTCAGAGATTGTATCACCTTCTTCGTCAAAGAGAGGATCAAAACCTAAGTTGCTCAAGCAGATGTTAGCACGAGAATTAACAAAAGCTTTCATGGCTGTTGCATTAATTCCTTCAATGTCTCCTTGTGAGAACAGAAGGTCTACAATGCGGTGCTCATGGTCTACCAAAGCCTTAGCAGCCTTATTCACTCGCTCTTGCATCCAAGCCTTGTCCACCTTGTTCTCTTCCATGTAGGTACGGAAAAGCCATGAGCTGCCTTCGTGGTGGATGTTCTCATCACGCACAGAGAAGTTGATGCCTGCCACCAAGTTGCTCAGCTTGTTCTTACCATTGCTCTGGAAGTGCTTCAAGAAGGCAAAGCTGGAATAGAGAACACAGCCTTCCATCAAGGAGAACACAGCCAATGACAAGGGCAAATCTTTACCGCTAACAATGCTGTCGAGGTAGTCAATGCGACTAGCCAACACAGGGTCATATTGCCACGAATGATGGAACTCTTCTGTTGCAAGGCCTAACAGCTCATTGATACGGTTGTAGAAACGAGCATGTACGTTGCTCTCAAAGTAACAGAAGGCATCAGCCATCAGCTCAATGTCAGGATGCTGGAAGCTGGGCTTAACAACACCAGACCAATATTCATTACCAACAATCAGTTCATACTTGGTGAACAGCTTCAAGGCCGTTGTAACACCATGTCGTTCAGCGTGGGTGAAGTCAGTGAGGATGCTATGTACATCCTTCTCTAAGTCAATCTCATCAAAAGTCCAGAAGACACCATTCTGTTTGTCTGCAAAGGCCAGAGCCTCTGGGTAGTCAAACGTGTATGAAGTCTTCTTTGTCAGCAGGTTTCTCATTTTTGTTGTCCGTTCTTATTTATAATTTGGAGAATTGTGTTAATTGCTTGCACCAGTTCTAGCTGATCATGTAAATGAATTTTAGACAGAGGAAGGACAGGGTGGGGCCATTTGTCTCTCAGGGCATCCCAGAACTTAGTTACATCATCTGTCATAACAGCTCCTTCTCAATCCTATCTGCCTTGTCTTCAATCACATCCATGAATCTGTTTACAAGCTCGTCACTGTCAATGTCTAACAGCTCCAAGATTGTAACACAGTCTTCACGTCTGAGCAAGTCTGCTATGTCATGAACTGTTAAGCTCATGCCGGCTCTCCATACTTCTTGCTCAAATACTCGATGGAGATGAACATTTCATCAAAGTGCCCATCTTCCACCTCATTCATCACCAACAAGCCTCGCCAATGACGGTTGCTCAGTTGATCCATATACCCTTCATCATGTAGATAATAGCTACCAGCGATAATAGCACAGATAGGCTTACCATCAGCTCTCTTCCCGTATGCAATAGATTTTCCTTGCTGGTGACCTGCCACGCAAGACATATGCAGCTTGCTAATAATAGCAGCGGGAGAAGCAGCAGGACGCCCCATAGCCCCAACAGGCCAATAGTGACTAAAGCCAACACCATTGATAAACACAGGCTTAAGGAATTCATGCACTTCCCAATCTTTCTCATATTCCAAGTCCTTTGTGGAGATTAGTCCTTCAAGCATTGGGTTGTTGTTTACAGCCCTGTGGATGCGCTGCTCGTGGTTTCCAAGGGTGAGCACCATACGGGGCTTATAAACCTTGTGCTTGGTGTCTTTCTGGGTCTTCTGAAGCTCTCTAAGAGGTGCTAGAAGGAGCCTCATACCCTCCTTAGCTGCCTCAATGTCCTTCTGGTAACGCAAGCCTTCAAAATACTTACTGCCCTTGATGTCATGGCTTGAGAGACTAGGCATATCTGCATGGTCACCAATGTGTACAACAACGTCAGGCTTGTATTCACAGATAGCTTTACCAGCCCATGTAAGGTGCTCCATTGGAACGCCTTCTTTGACCTGAGTGTCTGGAATAACTAAGATTCTCATTTGTTTACCTCTACCTTTTCAATTGCAAGCTTCAAGTTAATCAGCTCATCAATGATGAGACCAAGCTTCTTAACGCGTTCAACTTTGCCCTTATTGTTATGAAAGCTAAGGTCAATTGACACAGTTTTATGGCAGTCTGCAAGTTTGAAACCAAAGTCTTTATAACTGCTTAAGTCATTAGAAGCAGCACATTCAATGTATGCTGTACCTTCTTTTGAATTGAGCCACTTACGTGAATAGAATTTCTTATTCATCAAATTCTCCAATGTGGTAAGGGAAATAGGTCTCGTAGTCATACACATCACCTCCTAAAAGCTTTGACATCTGTTCAACAACACCAATATAACCAGCACCTTCAAGGAAGTGCAAGAAGAATGGAATCATTTTATCCCATGCAACACCGCTGTCCAGATAGGTGACTACTTGTGTATCCTGAACTGACTCATAGTTGTCATCAACTTCTTTCATTACCAATGTTAAGATTTTCTTTCCCATGTCTTTCCTTTGTTTGGCCTGCCCTAGTGGATTTGAACCACTGACCGCTTGCTTAGAAGGCAAGTGCTCTATCCAGCTGAGCTAAGGGCAGAAGTGTTACTCGTAATTATTCCATTCTGTCACTACAAACTGTAGTCGATAGTAAGGCTTTTCACTGTACGTCTCTTTATGTACATGCAAGCCACCTGTAGCCGTTGTAAAGGTATGGTGTCCAATACAAGATTTCATCAGGTAACGAGCCTGTTTACGCATCTGCCCAATGGTAGGAACACCGTGCTCAGCATCGTGCCACACCCATTGCAAACACTCCATTACTTCCTGAGCTTTGGCAAAGTCAAACTCATCAAGAATGTCTTCAATGATTTGTTCTTCATTCTGATACATCAGCATACATTCCTTTAATTGTTGGAAACTGTTCAAACATTATACCACGAATTTGCTCTGCAACATCACGGTGTTCCTTTTGTGTTGCTTTGTCACAACGAATATCAACATAATGTAGCCAGCTACGCAGGGTTCCATTCATGTACATATTGCTCTGTGTCATGCCTTCTGGAAGCAGCTTACGGGCCTGTTCTTTAGCAATGCCTTTAGCCAATGCACTCTCGTACATAAACTTAGCTTCATCCAACACACGCCTCTGAGCACCTTCCCACCAATAAGCCAGCCCCATGTCATCTGTCTCTAAGCTGTTCTGCCTGTTCTTGTGGTCTTGCAAGCGTGGCTCACTGTACTCAAAGCCTTGGGCTACAGCATACCGTTGGCTAAACTCTTGAAAGGAGAAGCTTCGGTGACGGATGATTTGACGAGCAATGTCTCTTGTTGTTTGAATCTCAAGACACATTCCCACCATCTCCATAGGGCTCCAGTGCTTATTGTCAATAAGGTATTTTAACAGTTTCGGAGCAGATGCAGGGTTGTTCTGGTTTGCCGGATTTGATACACGGGCCATACGAGCAATAAGCTCCTCCGCTTTCGGTGTCACCCACACTAGACTCACTTGGGACATACTCTTTTCCTTCTTCAATTGCTCGTTTTAACACTGTGATTAGGCCAAGGTTTACCATTGCCTGTACTTCTAGAGGAGAGAGAGTCATGTCAAAGTCTGCACTCCCATCCTCATTCTCTCTGGTTAAGTTCAATATCATGTTGTAAAGCTCCTTACCATCTCTGGGACATATGCACCATCAAGAGTAAACCGTGAAGCCTTCTTGATACGTGCCCTGATAAGCTCTTCTGCTTGTTTGTGATGTTTCATCTCCATGTCGTCACTCTCAGCAATTAGCTTATAACACTCTTCATCATCCTTAGCCACTACCACTTGCATACCACCATACTCACTGGATGGAAAGGGAACCCAATAATTAACAATATACATTGTCATTGCTTCCCATTGTCCAGCATGTTTATTTGTTTCTGGCTCTTGTAGCTCGGGGCTTGGCTTTGGCTGGTTCTTGCTGCCCTTTGGTCTTGCCATATTCTTTCCTTTCGTCTTTCTCTTGTTTTGTCTTAACTAGATGGCACTCTTTACAGAGCGTTTGCATGTTTTTCTTGTCACAAAAAAGACGATTAATATAATCATCCCATGATGTAAATCCTCTTTTAGGGTCAATAACAGGCCTAATGTGATCTACTTCTACGTCTTTAGCTACAAACTCATCATTGCACTCAGCGCACCGATAATGCTGAGCGAGTCTTCCTGTCTTGACATTAACTTTCTTCTCTGTTTTAGAATCGTTAAGTGTTTCATACTTTGGAGGATAGCGGCGAGAAGCTGAGCGTAAAGCAGATGTAACAAAAGCTCTCCAGCGTCCTTCAGTCCATGGCTTGTACAAGGTCTTTGAACTCCATATAAGCTGAATGGGCTTCCTCAGCAGTTTCAAACGTTCCTAAATGAATCAGTCCACGCACAGTTCCTAGACGAGCTGTGAATTTTCTTCCTGATCTAGAAACACCAAGGAATCCAGTAGTTGAGTTTTTATGGGCCTTCTTCTTATTATACATGTTTTTAGACTGAGTAACATCACGCAAATTACATATACGGTTATCGTCTTTGATACCGTTTATGTGATCTATCTGTCCTGTAGGCCAGCTCCCGTGGTAAAAGAACCAAGCCAAAATATGTTCTTTGTATCTCTTACCTTTAAACATTATTCTACGATAGCCTTTACAGGAATCGGAGCCGCCTGCTCTTGTGTCTGTAGAACACCTAAAGAAAAACCCAGTCGTAGGGTCATAGAGTAAATCATTTATTTTCACCCACTCTCCACAGTTGTACAAACGTTTGGTGGAGGAGGTTTCCAAAGGCTTCAACTTCTCGTTCATCGTGTCCTGTCTCTCCCATTGTAAATTTAATTGCATGTACCAACTCGTGAAAGAAGGTTGCTTCAATTGCCTGTGGAGACATATTCTCTTTAAGAATAATTTCATACGTCATGGGGTTACATGTCCCCATCTCTGTAATGTCCTTGCTAAGAGAAACTGTCCACTTACACCCTGCTAGGTAGAAGGTGCTGTAAATAGGAGAAGCTACGCTCTTTGGTCTGGTGGAAGCCATAGTTCTCTTGCCTTTCTACGTAAGTATAACAGTCGAGCATTCTCAAGTGTTCTTTCTTCTCCCATTGCCTCCAAGCACACAGCATACAGCTCTTGCTCGGTGGTAGCCTTTGCAAGCATCTTCTCTGCTTTCACTGGCCCAATGCCCTTGATGCCTGCAATGTTGTCGGCCTTGTCTCCCATCAAGATTTGCTTGTAGAAGAACCGCTGTCCTTCCTCTGCGGAGACATAATACTTTTTCTGTTTTACAAAATTGTAATGCCATCCTTGCACCTGATCGAAGTCTTTGTCCAATGAAACGATGATGGAGCTATCACCAAGAGTTGTAGCACGAATAGCAATTAGATCATCTGCTTCTTCGTTACTGCTTGTCTCTGCTGCCCAAGCTGTTGTTAGGTAGCTTCGTAAGAGGTCTAGATGAGGAGGTCTATCGACATTCTTTCTGTTGCCCTTGTAAGGCACAGTGACAGCCACTTCATTACGAAAGTTGGTCTTCCCTGTTAGGAACACTTCCCATTCATTTAGATCAAGCTGTGTCATCAAGACATCCTCAAGGAAGGTAGCCATCGTCTTGATAGCCACCTTCTCAGACTCGTCTTTACAGGCAAATGCAATGCGGTAGCAAAACATGTCACCATCAACGAGAGCAACGGTCATTACAGCACCACTTCTGCTTCTTCTTCTTCAACAGCAGAGCCATCAGGAGGGGCTACAAGCTCCTTAATCTTAATGGCAGGGTTACCCACACTGTGCAACAAGGAAGGAGCATTACCGTGCATTGCTGTCATCTTGTGAGCATAGCTGCTGACAGTGAGTTCAGCAATAGTGCCATTACCAATGGCTGAGGGAGCCACTTCTTTACCGTCTGCATCCACTGCCTTGATGACATACTTAGTCTTGATAATGATGTATTTACCACGATTGTATTTGTCATCTTGACGTTCTTTCACCTTCACATTGAGCTCGTCCTTCAAACGTGCAGCCAGTGAGTCTGACAGACCACCGATACAGATTTCATTACGAACTTCCGCAGGGTTGAACTCTGTGTTTGGGGTGTCCATGTGTTTAGCCCAGAAGAGTTTACCAACCAGTTTTACTTGTGTCATCTTAGTTTCCTTTGTTTATAAAATGCTGTCTTTCCAGCTGTCAATGTCTAGCGCAAGCAAATGCGAACGCCAGAGAGCATCATTGTAACCGAGTATTCACCACTCTGTCAAGTGTTTGTCTAGTAACCATGTTGGCAATAGTGCTATTAAGGATGTTAATCACCTCTTCTTCACTGTCAAAAGGGCTATGAACAAGGATGAGTTGTCCGTCCTTAACGAAGATGTGAAGAGATGTGTCGCATTCCTCAGACAGCTTACGCATTGCTTCTTCAGTGTTTTCCATTAATGGGTTTCCTTCCAGTTAGCACCAACATTGTATTCGCCGGAAACAGGGCAGAACAGCTTCAGTTCCACTCCTGCCTCTTCAATGGATTGTACAGCAAGTTTGCCCACAGCATCAGCATATTGTTTCTTTGTTTCAATCTGCCATTCATCATGAACATTAGCACAGAACCCGTGAGGAATCTTATGCTTATGTAGGTGATTGCTAAGAATTACCAACGCTTTCTTCATCACAATTGCGCCAGCCCCTTGAAGCAAGCTATTGAGTGCTGCATGTTCACTGCGAACCCAAATCTTTCTACCATCAAGGCTCGGTACATAGCCCTTGGACGCGACCACGGATACCTTATCACGTAAACGCTTGAGCGCGGGAGTCCTCGCAAGAAAGGTATCGATGAGCTTTTGTCCAGCCGTAGCACTACCACCGACAATCGCACCAATCTTCGAGGCCCCTGCCCCATATAAAAAGGCGTAGGCAAATGTCTTCGCTTGATCACGTGTTTGTAGACCGGCTGCTTTTTGATTAACCGTGTGGACATCCGTACCATCTTTAGAGCTTCCCTCACAGACAGTTTTGACATAGTCTTCATCCTTCATGTAATGGGCCAACATACGCAGCTCAAGGCCACTAGCATCAGCACCTACTAACACATTGTCCTTGTCCACTGTCCATAGCTCACGGCATTCAGGGCCATAAATGGAACCACTGTTAGGCACTTGAGCCATGTTAGGAGAGCTATGTGTCATGCGGCCTGTTACAGCCCCATTGGTGTTCACTCGTCCATGTACACGACCATCATCCTTCACCTCCTCAAGCCAGCTAGACACCTGAGCTACACGTTTCTGTAGCATCAAATATTCCAGCAAAGCCTTAGCCTCTGGCAGATCAATGTTCTCCAACACCTTCTCGTCCACAATGATGGAGCCCTTGTCTGTTGTCTTAGAGAATTCAACACCAAGCCCTTGGAGGCGCTCAGCGATTTGTTGACGAGAGCCGGGGTTGAAAGGGATGATACGCTTCTTCATAGGGCCAGCCATTGCTTCATCTGCTAATGAAGCCTTAAAGCCTACCTCTTTAAGAATGCGTTTCAGCTCTGCCTTAGTCTCTGCCTGACAATCACCAATCTGCCAATAAGCAGGCTTCTTCATCTCTTCGATGGTAGGCGGGAAGATGTCCTGTAGCTTGCCTTCAATATCCACCATCTTGCCAGACAGAGACGCCAGTAAGCCCTGAGCTTTCGGAATGTCAAGTTTAAAACCATGTTCATGCTGTTTATAGACGATTATAGCGACTTCGTGTTCAAGTTGTCGGCACTCCTGTGAGAACTTCTCTTGGTCTAGCATCTTGTCAATAAGCTTCTCTACTTTTACAAGCACAGCTACGTCTTGTTGACAATATTCATACATCAAGGGAAGAGAGGGATTGTCATAGCAATTACCCTCTAAACCTAGTTCTTTCCATCGTTGCTCATAATCAATCTTCTTCTCTCCCACTCTTTCGCCCCAAGCTTTCAGGCTGTGGCCTCCGTCTAAATTTGGATTGTATAGACGAGACAAGATCAAGGTATCTTTCGCCTTCTTCGCTGGTATCGTCACGTTCCAGCACTTCCTCAACACTGGCCCATCGAAGCCTATCAAGTTGTGTGCGATCACTGTTTCGGAGCTTGCGATTAAGGGTGTGAGTGTATCCGCTGTTTTGTGACATACATATCCATTGGTTTCATCATAAGTGAAACAACACCAAATCAAGTCGTGAGTTGTTGTTGTCTCAATGTCTAGATAGAGTTTCACAATATCTCCGCTGATTTTAGTTTACCTGTTTCACCGTCAAAGATCAGCTTTAGTTGATCAGGCCAGTGATTAATAATAAAATGCTCATCAGCAGTGTAGGAATCATTAGAACTTATTCCAAGATATTTTACAACATCAGGCCTTGGTGGCGGCTTAACACGGTATTCCTGATGTGGAATCCACTCTGGTTTCTCTATATTATACCAACCGCCCCACTTGTTTTCACAAAGACTGCTACAAGACCTTGCTTGAATCTCAGCACCATCAGCCCAAGCTTTAATTACATCTGCGTGTATGTGTGGTTTGTTCATCACTTTTTCTCCAGTTGTTTAACCACCAGTGTAGCATAGCCTGCAATGTCCACCCAGCTATCATCGTAATAAGGGTTGCCATTGACAATGCGTGACATCTTGTTACAAATCATGTCAAGACTCTCTTGCATGTATGCTTCCATATGGGGCCAGCTCTTTGTACGGCGTAAGGCCAGCTTCATCTCTTGTGCTGTAAAGGCCACATCACGGTAGTCACCATAGTTGTTGCCACGTTGTTCAAGGGTGTTTTCAATGTCCATAGGTTTCTTTCTTTCAATCATTACAGGGGCCTTCTTAAGCTCGTCAGTGGTGCATCGAATGGGGACAATGCCGCTGTCTAGACGCTCACGAAGCAGCTTACCTAATGCGTTGTTGGTGGTGTCTAGGGCATCTCCCCATTCATCGGTGTACGCTTCTTTCATTTTCATAGATTATCTTTCTTAATGTCAACTGAAACAATACGTCCTACTTCGTCTCCAATCTCATTAGAATGAAGAACAAGAGTCTCTGGGTCTAAGACAGCCTCAAAGAACCATTCACGTTGTGCTTCTTCATCCCAATCACACATCATCTCTTCATCGAATTCTAGCACAACTGTCATTGTGATTTGCTTCATTAGATGAACTCCTTTAAGTTGGGGGCCCGATAGCTTGGGCCTTTGACAATCTTACCATAAGGGGAGAAGATAGGCTGTCCTGTCTCCTGTTCAAACTTGCTCCAGTTGCTTCGGTTCACTTCTTCCACTGCTTCGGCTGTGCGCATCTTAGCACAATGCCCAACACCAATAGCAGTGAC